GAAGCACAAGCATACAAAGAATTATGTCCATCTGATGGTCCAGTAAGAACTCAAGTTGTTGGTGTGCAAACTCCAGCAGTTGAAGCTCAGGCTGATCGTGTAAAAGAGTATATGAATTATCTGTTGATGGAGGATATGGAAGAGTACACAACTGATATGGATCAAATGTTATTTTATTTACCACTATCAGGATCAACATTTAAAAAAGTTTATTACGATCAAATACTAGGAAGACCTGTTTCAAAATTTATACCTGCAGAAGATTTAGTAGTTCCTTACTTTGCATCTGATTTGAAAGATTGTGAAAGAATTACACACGTAATGAAGATGACTCAGAATGAAGTTATTAAAAAACAAGCAGGCGGATTTTATAGAGACATTGAATTAATACAATCTAATCAAGAACCTGATGCTTTACAAAAAAAGATAAACGAGATTGAGGGAATCAAGAGAACCGGTGATGACTATTTACACACAATTCTAGAAATGCATGTAGATTTAAATTTAGATGATTATGAAGATTTTGACGACAAAGCAAAAAAAATAAAAATTCCTTACATCGTTACAATTGATGAGGGTTCTAGTGAAATATTATCAATTTATAGAAATTATAAACCTGATGATTTAGGTTATGCGAGAATAGAATACTTTGTGCATTACAAATTTTTACCAGGATTAGGTTTTTATGGTTTTGGTTTAACACATATGATTGGTGGATTAAGTAGAGCAGCGACTCAATCTTTAAGACAATTAATAGATGCAGGCACATTAAAAAATTTACCAGCAGGTTTTAAGTCTAGAGGTATAAGAGTTAGAGATGATGATCAACCAATACAACCTGGAGAGTTTAGAGATGTTGATGCACCAGGTGGAAACATTAGAGATCAATTTTTTAATCTACCTTTTACAGAACCAAGCACTACATTATACAATCTTTTAGGTTTTGTTGTGCAAGCTGGACAAAAATTTGCTGCCATTACAGATAATAATATTGGTAATGACCTACAAAACAGAGCTGTTGGCACTACAATTGCCATGATGGAACGTGGTTCACGTGTAATGAGTGGTGTTCACAAAAGATGTTACTACGCAATGAGGTTAGAATTTAAAATTTTAGCAAGAATTTGCCAAGAATCGTTGCCACCAGAATATCCTTATGATGTTTATGGAGGTCCAAGACAAATAAAAGCATCAGATTTTGATAATCGTGTTGATATTTTACCTGTTGCTGATCCAAATATTATGTCTATGGCTCAAAGAGTGACTTTAGCACAAACACAATTGCAAGTTGCCTCTTCAAATCCACAAATTCACAACATACATGAAGCATACAGAAGAGTTTATGAAGCTTTAGGTACAAAACAAATAGAAACTTTACTAAAACCTGCACCAAAACAACCAGAACCAATGGATCCTGCTAAAGAAAATGCACGAGCATTACAGATGCAACTATTAACAGCTTTCGAATTTCAAGATCACGATGCACATTTAACTGCACACATGGCTTTTATGAACTCAAGAATGGTTCAAATAAATCCTGCGGTCTATGCGTTGTTACAATCTCACGTTTCTGATCATATTTCTTTCAAAGCAAGAGCTGAAGTTAAAATTATAATGTCAGATGATCAAGAGATGGCACAAATGGCGCAAGAAAATCCACAAGCTTATCAAATTATATTTGATTCAGAGGTTGCAAAGAGGGCTGCACAGATAACAAATGAATTAGTACAAGCAGAGATGCAATCTAACGCTGCTAAACAAGATCCATTAGTTAGAATTAAACAACAAGAAGTAGATTTGAAGGCTATGGATATGCAGAGAAAAGCTGAAGAGGCTAGAATGAAACAAGATTTAGAAAATCAAAGAGAAGGAGCTAAGTTACAATTTAACTATGATAAACTTCAACAACAAGATGAACAATCTGATGAGAGATTAGAAATTGCGAGACAAAAACTTGAGAAAAAATAGAGATCCAAAAGTAGGAACAGGTAAAAAACCTAAAGGTTCAGGTAGAAGACTTTACACTGATGAAAATCCAAGAGACACTGTAAGAATAAAATTTGCTACACCCGCAGATGCTAGTGCAACTGTAAGAAAAGTAAAAAATATTAACAAACCTTTTGCAAGAAAAATACAAATACTCACAGTTGGTGAGCAACGAGCTAAGGTCATGGGTAAATCTAGAGTAGCAGCGATATTTAAAGCAGGTAAAAATGCAATCAGAAAGACGCAACGTTAGAAAAGGACTAAGTGGAGGAGTCAAGTTTGGGCCACCGCCTAAAAAAGGACCAAATCCACAAGGAATTAAAATAATGAGGTCTAGTAATGGCAAAAAAAGATTACGAAAGTCTACCAGAAAAAAATAAATTAATATTTTTAGCTGGTGTGTTTGATGGTGAAGGAAGTTTTGGCATCTGGTCAAAGTGGAAAAAACAAAAATACTTAGCTTGTTCAGTTGAGACCACAGATAAAGATATGGTTAGCAGATTTTACAAATTTTTTGGTGGTTGTATGTATTTATGCAAAAAAAGACAAGCTCATCACAAAAATACGTGGAGGTGGCGTATCAATGGTAAAGGGGCTAGAACTAGTTTAGATAAAATGATAAGTTATATGTGTAAAAGAAGACAGGAGAAATACAATAATGTGGTTGAGTGCCTTAAAATTAGCAGTTAGCGCAGGAAGTAAAATATATGCTAACAAGCAGAAGACGAAGATGGCTATGTCTGATGCACAATTAATGCATGCAGAGCGTATGGCTAAAGGAGAGGAAGCTTACCAGGGTAAACTTCTTGAAGCTAGACAATCAGACTGGAAAGATGAGGCAGTTTTGATAATTCTCAGTTTGCCCGTGTTAGTGCTTGCTTGGGCAGTTATATCAGATGACCCATCTGCGATGGACAAAGTAAAATTGTTCTTCGAGATGTTCTCGCAGCTCCCTTCATGGTTCACAAACCTGTGGATCTTGGTTGTTGCATCGATTTATGGTATAAAGGGTACACAAATATTTCGTAACGGAGGAAAAAAATGACAAAATTATGTCCAAGAGGTAAAGCGGCAGCTAAAAGAAAATTTAAGGTATATCCCAGTGCATACGCGAACGCATATGCCTCTAAAATTTGTGCCGGTAAGATCAAAGATCCATCTGGTGTAAAGAGAAAAGATTTTAAAGGACCAAAACCAGCAGCAAAAGGTAGAATGATAAGGGCTGCAACAGGTGCTGCTTTAGGAGCAATTAGTGCAGGCGCAGGAGCAATAGGTGCTGCTGCTTTAAGAGGAAATAAAAGAATAGCAGATAAAAAGTCAGCAAAAAAAAGAGATAAAGCAAAAGTACAAAAGAAAATGATGGGTGGTATGACTGCAGGTAGTCAATCAGCTATGGGAAGAATTCAAAAAGCTAATATGGTTAAAGCAAGAATGGGTAAAGCTGTTGATTATCAAAACTATTTAAAAGGTTTGAAGAAAGCTACAACTAAACCTAATAAAATATCTAAATTAATGTCTAGTCCAAGTGAATTTCTTAAAAGAAGAAAATCATTAGGTAGTAGAGCTATGGATATCGCTAAAGCAACAAGAGTAGGTAAGATAGCTGCAGGAGTTGCAGGTGCAGCTTTATTAGGAAAAGCAGCGTTAGAAAAAATGTATGAAAAAAGAACTGGTAAGAAACCATTAACAAAAAGAAGAAAATTAGTTGATAAAAAAAGAATGGGTGGATTGAAATCTGAACTCAATAATCCTGCTAGAGGTTATACTAAAGGTGGGATTGCAAGAGGTGGTGGAGCTGCCATCAAAGGAACGGACTTTAAAGGCGTTTTTTAAATGCAAAAAAATATCCAGTATATGAAAGAGGGAGGCCTCAAGAAATGGTTTTCTCAAAAATGGGTTGATATTGGAGCAAAGAAAAAAGGTGGAGGATTTAAACCATGTGGAAGAAAATCTGCAAGTGGATCAAAAAGAAAGTACCCAAAATGCGTGCCTGCTGCAAAAGCCGCCCGTATGACAGAATCGCAAAGGCGTTCTGCTGTTGCAAGAAAAAGAGCTAGAGCACAAGGTGTTGGTGGTAAACCCACAAACGTTAAAACATTTGCAAAATCATAAAAAATCAATATAGTCCCCTCATGACAATCAGAGGTGATAGCACCGAATATGAACTACTAAAAATTTGGTGTGAAACTCTTCCTTTTTATGAGGAACCAAAATCTGTAAAAACGTGTGAAATAGGTGTCAGAGAGGGACTAGGATCACAATTAATTATTTTAACAATCAAAGGTAGAATAGGAAAAGTACCATATGAGCATGTTGGTATAGACCCATATAATGATGCTGCTTATCAACATTATGATAACACAACAGCATATAAATCAGATTATAATGACAATATGAGGGTTCAACTCTTAAAAGATTTTGCTAATAATGAGCATTTTAAATTACATCATTGTACAGATATTGAATATATGAACTCTAATTCTTCAGAAAATTTAATTTTTGATTTAGTTTATTTTGATGGCCCACATAGAACACAAGATGTTGTCCGAGAGGCTGTTTGGTTTGCAGATAGATCTAGAAAAGGCACTAGATTTATTTTTGATGATTTTCGTTTTTATACAATTGAAGATGTTGCAAAATTATTAGCTCATTGGGGTTTTAATATAATAGGTTCAGGTGCTAGTAAAATTTGTTTGCAAAGGATGAAATAATGGAACCGTTTACAATATCTCAAATACAATCTTTAATTAAAAAGCAACTTGAAACTCTTAAAGCAGCCGCTATATATAGTGTTGACACCCTAGAAAAACTACAATATGTTAGGGGTCAAATCAAATCCCTAGAGGATTTGCAACAGGAACTGAAAGACCTGCTGAACAAACAGGAGTTAAAAGATGCAAACGTCCACGGAAACGAAACGGACTGAGAAATTAAAAGACTCGTATAAACCAGAGGAAGAAATTTCTACAGTTCTTGATCCTAAGTCGATCAACGATAAGCTACTAGATAGATTACCAACACCAACAGGATATAGAATGTTAATTCTACCTTATGCTGGCCCTAAAAAAACTAAGGGTGGTATTTTACTTAGCGACACAACACAAGAAACAATACAAATGACAACCGTATGTGGTCTTGTCCTTAAGATGGGAAATCTTTGTTATAGAGACAAAGAAAAGTTTCCTCTTGGATCATGGTGCAAACTTAATGACTGGGTGATATTCAGTCGGTATGCAGGTTCAAGATTCAAGATAGAAGGTGGTGAAGTAAGAGTGTTAAATGATGATGAAATCATCAGCACTATTAAAAATCCACGTGATATTTTGCACCATTATTAAGGAGGACAAATGGTTGATGAAGCAAAAGCTCCCGAAGTGGAGCTAGACACCGATGGTGTCAATGAAGAATCGGTTGAAATAAAAGAAACACCGAAAGAACCAGATGCAACGGAATTGCCAAAGCAAGAAGTTGATTTGGGTTATACGGATCATGAAGGTAAAAGAACTAATGATCAAGAAAAAGATCATGGAACTGATATCTCTTATGAAAATGAACGTGAAACTAAATTAGAAGAAAAACCTGAAAGGGAAGAGTCTGAGGATCTTAAAGACTATTCTGATAAAGTTCAAAAACGTATAAAAAAACTTACCTTTCAAGTACGAGAAGCTGAAAGAAAAGAAAAAGCAGCTTTAGAATATGCGAGAGGACTTAAGAGTAGATATGAATCAGTAGAGAAAAAATTTGAAGAAACTGATACTAATTATCTTAAGGAGTATGAAGCTAGAGTAGACGCACAAAGAGAAAAAGTAAAAGGTGCACTACAAGAGGCTATCGAATCTCAAGATGCTCAAAAAATAATGGAAGCAAACGATGCTCTCACAAAATTGGCAGTTGAGAAAGAAAAAGTTTCTTTGTCCTTAGAAGACAAAGAAGCAAAAAAGAAAAAATTAGAGTCAGAGCCAAAACTACAAAGTAATGACCCTTTAACAGAACAACCAAAAATTAGTGCTAAAGCTCAAAAATGGGCAGAAGACAATGAATGGTTTGGGACGGATAGAGTTCTTACTGGTGCTGCTATGAGTATTCATGAAGATTTACTACAGCAGGGTATTGAATCAGATTCTGATGAGTATTATAATCAAATAAACAAACGTATGTCGGATTATTTCCCTCAGAAGTTTGCCAATTCTTCTACTGAAGAAAAAACGCAGAAAGCTGCACCCGTCCAAAACGTAGCTTCTGTAAGTAGAAGATCAGGTGGACGCAAGTCTGTGAAACTCACCAAATCACAGGTAGTAATCGCTAAGAAATTAGGGGTGCCACTAGAGGAATACGCAAAATACGTGAAGGAAGGAGTATAAAATGGAAAAAGTTAAAACTTCACGCGAGTCTAGTACGAGAGAAAAATCAACTCGTAAAAAAGATTGGACTCCACCATCCAGTTTGGATGCGCCAGCTGCACCGCAGGGTTATGCACATAGGTGGATAAGAACTGCAACTGCAGGTTTTGATGATGCTGCGAATGTATCAAAGAAACTTAGAGAAGGTTGGGAATTTGTTAAGGCTGATACACTTTTAAGTGAAATTGGTCCAAATGAATATCCAGTTCTTCATGAAGGAAAACATGCTGGTTTAGTCGGAATTGGTGGCCTTGTGTTGGCAAGGATACCTTTGGAGATATTGAAGTCTCGTGCTGAGTATTTTAGAAAAATTACTCAAGATAGAACAGACGCGATAGACAGAGATCTTATGAAGGAACAACACCCGGACATGCCGATCAATATTGAGAGGCAGTCTAGAGTTACCTTTGGCGGTTCTCGTAAAAAATAATTTTTTTGCGATACCTACTTAAGTAGCTTGGATTAATAACAATAACAACGGAGAAAACAACTATGGCTAATGTTAGTGAAAAGTTTGGTCTAAGACCTTACAGAAAACTAGACGGTACACCATTAGTAGGTGCTCAAAACAGATACACGATTGCTAGTGGCTATGCAACTGCAATTTACCAAGGTGATTTAGTGGAACCACTAACATCTGGTAACATTCAGAAACATGGTGCTAACACATCAGATGCTGTTGTGGGCGTTTTTAACGGATGTTTTTACACAGATCCAACTACTCAAAAGCCAACTTTCAAAAACTTCTACCCTGGTGGAATTGCAGCAAGTGACATTACGGCATTTGTTATTGATGACCCAGACGCAGTGTTTTTGATTGATGCAGACGAGGCTTTTACTAGAGCAGATCTTTACAGAAACTACTCTGTTACAAACACTACTGGTGTTACAGCGACAGGAATATCAAAAGCTCAGTTAGACGTATCAGTATCTGGAACAGCAACTACTTTCGCAATTCAAGCGATTGATATTTGTCAAGATCCAGACAACTCAGATACAGCTAACGCGAATGCTAATGTTCTTGTTAGAATCAACAATCACTTCTACAGAAGTGGTACAGGCCTATAATAGATAAAGGAGAATAACTATGGCGATATCACGATCACAACTAGTTAAAGAACTAGAGCCAG